GACTAAACGCATCCATTGCCGCAGGTGCATTTTCTGCCACGCTGTTAAATTCATCGCCGCGAATAACACCGCTTGCTAACGCCTGGCTAAATTGCAAAATAGCTGCTTCTGCTTGCTGAGTACCTGCGCCTGATAGTGCCAATGTTTTACCAAATGTCTCTGTTACCTGCGAAACATCAGCTACCGACAACCCTAATTTATCGGCGTTTTGGCTAATCTTGAAGTATAAGTCGCCTGTTGCGCCTAATGCTTGGCCAGTCCGTTTAGCAATTTTTGCAACTTCTTCAGTAGCATATCCAAGCTCTGTTGTTGAGTCAGTAACAAGTTTTAAGCGATTTTGAAGGTTTGTATAAGCATCGGCATACTCAATTATTTTACTTGTGGCAAATAGCCCTGCCAATGCGCCTGCCATGCGTTTTAATGCGTTTTCTGTGTTGTTGCCTGCGCGTTGTAAACTTCCTAACGCTCGCTCACCATCGCGTAATCGTCTAGTATCAACACCAAGCCCAATCATCAATAAATCTGCCATCTTATCACCTCTTTTTACCGATTGAGCGTAGCGCGTTTTTAACACTGTTAGCCACTTGTGCGCGTTTATCTTGAGTCATTACACGAACCATAGGCATAGGACACAACGGGTCTGTTGCCTCGTTTAGCATATCAGCATACACAAGACTTAGCTGCATAATTGTATCAGCTTCCCATGAGTCTAGCACATAACCAGATAAATCAGCCCACGCTTTTAACTCAGTCCAAGATAGCCGTTTTGCTATGCCGTCTGTATAGGATATTGTGCCAGATTCATGCAGTAAATTGATAAGATAAAGCCCACTTGTTAAAGTAGGCATATCAGGTGTTAGGGTAGGATTGTTTTGCGTGAATTGCTTTAGGCGCGTAATACGATTGTATTCTTTCGCGCCCTTAGTCTGTGGACAACTATGCCACCATGCTTGTTGTCTAGCGTAGAGTTTAAGATTCTCTACGCATTGATAAAAAAATTGGCGCGGTCGCTAATAGCATTATCAATTTGCTCTTTAATCCAGTTATAGCGCGTGTAAAGACTAACTGCATTATCAAAACTAAACTCGATAACTTTGCTACCCTCAGAGATACCTTTCCAGCCTAACGTACATTGTGCCAATAGCTCGATGGTATCGCGCTCGTTAGCGTTTAAGTCTAACTCTTTAGACTTACGCGCTATTTGTGCCTTGGCTCGCGCTTTGATTGCGTTTTTAAATACAGGCGAGTCGTGGCCAACAATGGTGACTTCAATATCAGGCAAAAACTCACCAGTTACAGGGTGCTTTAATTGAATAACCGCATCGTTTTTTGGTAATAAAGTCGATAAATCCATAATAGCCTCTATTTGTTTTGTTGCCCCTATTGCTAGGGGCGTAATGGTTTAAAGATTATGGCAAGACAACAGATATAATATCAGTATTGATTTCTAGGTTAATAGAACCTGACAAAATCTGGTCAACACTGCCAGCATTTGTTTTAAAAGACATAACCAACGCGCTGAAATAATCTTTTGAGCCGTCTTGGTATGTAATAGCAATCGCTTTGTTAGCATCAGAGCCAACGGCTGCAAGCGCGATAATCTGTCCCGCATCATCACGGTCAATCGCTAACTGTAACGCCATTGTGCCGTCGTTAAAAGAGCCTTTACGCTTGATAGTGCGTCTTGATGCGACAGGGTTATGCGTAACCGTTGCATATTCGCGGCCAAATTCGCCTAAGTCGGTTACTTCGCCAATTAAAGAAAAGGTTAATACGGCATAACCTGCGGCATCGTTTGTGGCTGGCAATGTGGCACTAATACCAATGGTTGCCCCTGCGGTTGTTTGTACTAAAGCTGCGGTCATTTTGAGTTACCTCGTAATCTGTTGATATGGGACGGTTACAGGCAACATATACCACCCGTCTTGTGTAAATCCAGTGTTTACGCTGCCTGTTTTGTCAATGCGAACATTATTAGATAATACCGTATTTCGTGCGAATGCGCTTAAAATTAAATCCGCAATTTGCGCGGCTCTTACTGTACCTGTGCCATCTTTTACAAAGATAGAGCATTGCATTAAGCCTAGCGTTTGGCTTGTTGTTGCTATGCCTACGGGGATGGTATCAGCGCGTAATAGAGTTACTCGGATATGCTCGCCTGTTGGCGGATTAGCTTTGTTTTTGTTGGGGCTGTTTGAATAGTAAATAGTTGGCAATGTGCCACTAATAGACTCTAGTTTGTCAAAGAGTGCCAACTCTATTTCTGCTTGACTCATTGTACACTCCTGACCGCGTTTTCTAATTCTTGCAATGCCATTCTAACACTAACTCTTACCATGCCTTGTGGTGCTTGTTGGCTGTGGCCATACTCCAACGCTTTAGCGTATGGCAATTTGTTTGTTAAATAAAATATATGGCCATCGGCTTGTTTAGCGAAAGGTATAACATGGTCGATTGAGCCATTACGATTAGCAGGTTTTACCGCGCCCGTGTATGGCTGGTCAAGGGATGCCTGCCAATTAGCCCTAAATAATCCTGTATCAACAGGACTCATACGCTCAACTCTTGCGCTGATATTGATACAAAAAGCCGCTACCGCTTTAGCTTGTGTGATAGCCAATTTGCGAGCCAGTTTCTCAATATCGCTATTAAATGACATTATAACCGCCCTTGCACAATGTACAAAATACTTGTATCGCTTGGCTTAATCTCTTTAACAGCAACAATGCTATATTGTAGTCCGTTTGTCTCGATGCGCTGCTTTATGCTTAGTGTAAACGCACTAGACACTAAAAACTTAACATCATGCGCGGCTAGTAAAAAATCATTGTTATCTAAAGTATTAAAAGAGCTTTGTACTAGCTTGATTGTTTCGCTCGTTTGGATAATTGTCGGCTGATAGTCTGTGCCTGTATTTGTCTCTGTAATCAATAAAGCATCGCGGCCATTTTCGCGTATCAATCGCTCAGATAATGCGGCTAAATTAGCGTAGTTAATGGCCATTATAGCGACCTCATAACTACTGTACTTGATGCAATATAGTCTGCTAAGGCTGCATTGATAGAGCGTGAAATTGGTGCGCTTGATGCGTTTGGTTGATACTCTACTTCTAATACATCGACTTTTTCGCGCTTAACTGCTCGCTCAATTGTTGCGAGTGGGTCAAAACCATTGGCGATTGATAACGCCACGATGTGTTGAGCCTTAACGATGCCGCTTGGCACAACAGCACTATCTAACAATACGTTATCAACATAGACGTATTGGCGCGGCCAGTCTAGCACTTGGGCATCGTCTGTCTTATAGCCTTTGTACTGCTTAGACTCCATGTAATCCATTGCTTTAGTCAAATAAATAGCCGCGTTTGGTGTGGTTACAGTGACACCACGCGCTAGAGCAAAAGCGATAAAATCATCGTCTGTTGTATAACCGATTGTTACTGTCATGCTTTAAACCCTCAAAAAAGGGGCAATTAAGCCCCTTTGATGTTGCTGATTAACCAAGCAAGGTTGCGGTGTGTTCAGGTTTGATGTTTTTAACACCCCATGCCAACGCAATTTCATAACGGATTTTGCGGTAGCCTGGATACATTGACACTTCAAAAGCCAAGCCAGAGCGTGGGTCTTGAATCGTCATTACATCAATGGCCATGTCGCCTTCTTGTGGACGCTCAGGCATACGAGTAGCCAATACAATCGCGCTACGGCTAAAGGCCATGTTACGCGGTGAAGTAGCCAACACAGTAATAGCACGAGTAGCGACACCTTGCGCCTTGCGTAAACCAGGGGCGGCAAGTGTAATCGTATCGCCGCTTGCAGGGTTCGCACCTGCGAAGCTAACGGCACTAACAACGTATTGATTAGTATCGTTAGCAAACGTAATAACATCACCTGCGGCAACTACGCCTGTACCTGCTGTAGCTAACGGAATTACAGTTTGGCCAACAGTAAATGCCGCGCTAGTGCTTGTAGCACTTGCCATTGCACCGCTGGCAGGGTTATAAACTTGTGCGGATTCACGAATGGCCACACCGCTAGGCATGGTTAAAACGCCTTGACCTGCCAATGTTTCGGCTGCTTTGTCACGCGCTGAATTGATGTTAAACAAAGTTTGTAGGTTAGCACCTGCGTTAGTATCAATAACCAATTGCAAGTCGCTTGTTGGTGCGCCATTATCAACCAAGATTTTACGCGCTGCACTTAATGCGGCTGTATTGCTAACAAAAGGCACTGTACCAACAGTACCTGCTGCGCGGCTTGTGGTTGCATATAATGCAGCAAGGTCTAGCTCAACAGCGTTAGCCAATGTACGCATGGCTTGAGCAATTTGATTGGCGCGAATAGTTAAATAACCTGCACCACTGTTTAAACCCACCTGCTCGTTACCCTCCCATGAGAACGGCACAGCTTTAGATTTTGTAATAGAAATACTTGTGCTACCGATGGTTTGGTCGGCTGCACTAGGTACGGACATGGCAGGTGTGGTATCAATCATGCTATTGCTAGATGGTGCAACAGGCACAACAACAGACTGATTGACAGCCGCACGATCAACGCTAGAGTCAACGGTAACGGCAGGAATGAAGCCGATAAGCTCACGACTAACAACATCAAGAGCCGCGTATAAATCAGGGATTAAACCCGTTAAAGTGTTAGACATAATAAAAACCTCTAATTAGTGATTGTGCCGCCACTCTTAAAATGTGCAGCTCTTGCGCTTTGACTCATTGCGTCAAATTGCGCTCGTGTGATTGTTTTAGCAGCACCGCCACCATTTGAAGCATTAGTGCCAAAGCCCCCGCTTGATGCTTGAGCTTTGAGCATTGCGGCATAGGTTGGAGACTTGAGTACGTCTGCTTTAAACCCTGCCAAATCTAACGAAGTAGCACCGCCGTCCTCGTCTTTAAAACTATATTTGTCTGTTTCGGGGTCATAATCAACCCGCTCGCTAATCAATTTTTTAAATGCTTTCGCGCCTACCTCTGTCGCTAACGTGCTTAACTCACTAACAACAGCATCACGCGCCTTTTTAATTACGATTGCATCACGCTTGGCAATGCGCTCTTCAAATTGTTTAATCGTTTCACCGTGTCGCTTTTCGCTATCTGCCAAAATCTCGTCAATCTTACCTTCGGATTTTAGCTTTTCAAGTGCCTTTTTTTCGGCTTCAGCTTGTTTAACAGCTTCTTGACTCTTAAAGCCTTTTAACTCGTTGGCTAGTGCGTCTCGCTCTTCGCCTTTGCGCTTCATTGCGCCCACGACGGTTACAAAGTCTTTATGCTGGTAAATCTTAACACCGTCTTTTTCAACTTCTACATAATCAGCATGATATTTTTCGGGAATATCTGCCAAATCTTTAACTTCAATCATAATCAAAACCTTTGATAAAGTGTTACACAGTAACGCTAATTTATTGTACGCTATTTTGTACGGTTTGCAACATTGGCAAAGGGATAGCCTCAATCATTGAGATAACGTCCTCAGCCTCACCCGATATAAACCCACCTGCTATTAATTTTTCAATAGCCATCTGTGGAGTCATCAATCTATCAAGCACTAATTCGCGTATGGCTCGCACTTCATCGGGCGTTAAAGAGGTTGACGTAAACTCACGATTAAGCACCAAATCAATATCAGACGGCATCAACCCTAAGCCCTCAAAGTCACCACAATAAGCAATGATGTTTTTATAGGCTCGCTCGATATTATTACTCAGCAAAGTAAGCACCGCTTTTTCGTTTGCGTCTTTAATCTCAACCTCGCCTAGCGTTTGTTGTTGATTGTCCTCTGTCTCAAAACGGCCACCGATTGCCCGTACTTGCTTCGCGTTTTCTTCCATATATTTAAAAAGCGCATCACCATCGGCCGTTAGTTTTAAAATATCCATGGTCACGCCATCTGGCAAAAAGTTATGCACTCCTGCACCCATAGCGAAGTATTTGCGGCCATTGATAATATCAAACTGCTCTTTTTTGCTTTCGTCCCATCCGCTCGAATAGCTTGTGTCTTGTAATATGCGTAAACGCTCTTTTAAATCAGCACTTACTTGATACCGTGCGTGTGCTTTGTGACAAAGTGGCGATAAATAGCCCGCGCAAATTGGCAGTTTACCCGCAATAATGCGCTCACTTTGTACAATCTCGATGGGTATGTAAGTCATGCTTTTGCCGTTGGCCTTTGGATAAATGCGCTCTTCTTTTTGGATAACGATTTTACCGTCTAATACTTCCAACTCTTGCCAGTAGCCTAATTCGTCAATGCCTAACTCTAGCGAGATTGTTGCAACAAACGAAACACCATCATCTTTTCGTCTAACTTCTTTATGCTCTAATCGTGCGTAAGTTATTGTTAATCGTCCGTTAATCTTACCAAATGCCCAATCCACTAACGACTCACGGGGATAATGCTTGATAGATGCGCGTTGATTAAGTGCGGCTTTGTCTGCTATCGATAATTCAACATCTAAGCCAGTGGGCAATTGGTCATACTCAGCAAGCAAAATATGATAACCAACTTGCAAGCAATTACTTGCTGTAATCTCAATAGAGGCCTGTAATGATAGCCAATCCCCATCACTATCATCTTTTAAATATTCAAGCTGTGGCGGTAAATTAACCTTTGCATCATGTCTAAACATTGCCCCTAGCAAGTCGTTTAACGTGCGGCTTGCGAAGTCTTCAACCTCAGCCCCCATCTTGTACGCTTCATAACGTCTTACTTGTTCGGGTGTGTTGCATTCTAATTGGTTAGGGTGTGGTAAAAATGTCACGCCCTCGCGCTTGACCGCTGCCGCGCCATCGATGAATTTGCGTACCAAAAATAGCTCTGTTTCGGCTGTGATATAATCTGGATGCTTTGTGTTTTCTATGTTCATAGTTTGGCTTTCCTAAAAGCAAAATCGTAAGCGTCAAGGGCTTTCATTTCTTTGAGCGTTAATGGTCTGCCGTTCATATCTGTAAATTTATCCATTGATAAACCACCCTCTTTAAACAGTTTGGCGCGTGTTTTACCCAATGATGATTCTATAAACCAGTCGGGTTGTTGCCTCATCCAAGCGTCCATATTTGTCTTAGCGTTAATTTGCCCTGCATCAAATATAGCACTATCTTTACGGCCTGTATAAGTAACTTTGCTTGGCACTTCTTTAGCGTCTTGGCCTTGCGCTCGTTGTTCGTCTGCCTTTGCACGTCTAGCGTCTAGTCTATCATTCTTTTTGTTAAATGCTTCTTCGGCTGTTTGTGTGTCATTACCGCCCACGGCTGCTTTTGTGCCGCCAAACGGGTCGAAGCCAATAGGCACTATTTGCAACAAAGAACGGCAATTAAAATGTAATGGTGGTTGAGGTGTCGCAGGGTCATCTAATGCGTAAATCTTTTGCAATGTGCCAAAATGCCGACACGTTAAGGTGGTTCGATTGTCAAACGTAGCCAAAAACACACGGCCTTGTATTAAATCTGCGTTTGCCTGTGCTGCAACATCACGCGCAACATTAGCATAGTGATTAGCACCTGTGCGCACTAACGACTCAGCCTCACGCGCTCCTGTGTTAGATATTAAACCATCGAGATAATTATTTGCTTTTGTACCGACAAGGCGTTTTGTCATCTCGCCTACTGTTGCGCCCGACTCGTACCCTGCTCTAATCGTATTATCAATAATGCGTGTTTGTGTGCTGTTTGATGCGCCTGCTACATATTCGCGCCATGTGCCAACTTGGCTTACTGCACCTGCTAAAACCATGGGGGTATTAACAGCTCTAGTTATTGCAGCATCGCTGATAGCTGTTGCACCCGATAGCTCACCAACAACATGACTAGCTTCATATTTAGCTAAATCAAACATATCATTGGTTGTTCCCTCCCACATTTTTCCCATCTTTTCGCTAACCATCAGCGCAACATTGGCGCGTAATTTGTCAAACTCTTTACGGCTCATTGTTGGCTCGTAGTCAACAAGTGCGGCCTTGACAGCTTTTGATAAATCAAAATAGGACGGCATAATGCGAGACTGTACAATACCTGTAACCAGGCGTGATACTGCTAACTCATGTCTTAACGCGCTATCTGCTGTAATCATTAAAACATTCCCATTGTGATACCGCTTGATGCTGGCTTACGCACTGGCATCTCATAAACAATTGGATAGCCTGTTGCATCGTTTTGGTGGTCAAAGCCGCTATGTTTGTCAGGCTCTCCGTTTTTATCGTATGCCTGTTGCTCTAAACACGCAACAACATCGGGACACTTACGCGCATTAACCCACATTTTGCCTTGTGATAACGCGCCATTAACTGCCAATATTCTATCTTTAACTCTTGGATTTTGTGCGTTTACTTTAACAATAAAACCAGCCTGTTTTAATAATGATATATCGCTCTCGCTCGCATTAACTGTTTTACGGCTGTTACCACTAGCATCGGGATATACTGTTATTTTGTGGCCAGTGAATCTCTCTTTTAAAATCGCACACAGTTCGGGCGTGTCGTAAATACCCGTTAATTGGTCAACACAATGCCACCCGTTAGGGCGTTTAACATAGATTGTTGATGCCATTGCGCCTACGTTAAAATCTTGACCAATAAATAAAGGTTCGCCCTGTTTAATAGCCTCATTAGACGCGCATCGGTGGCGGTCATAGCTAGTGTAAATCGTGCCGCTTGTTAAATTAGTGAATTGCCCGTTTAGGTAGGCATCAATCAACTCTAACGGATAAGACTCTTTTAATGAAGCTATATAGTCATCGGGCAAATTAGCTTCATTGTCGTATGTTGACGCATGAATAACGCCATAGTTGGATTTTAGCTCAGGTTTTTGACTTGGTAGCTTTACAAATTGCTCGTGTACAAACTTAAAGCCCTCGGGCGTTGTTGTTACATCAATGCCATTTCGTAGTCCATCGGCTTTATATCTCATACGCGCGATAATCTTGCGCCACGCATGGCGCGCCTTATCAGTCGGCATAGTGTCTAATTCGTCAACTAAAGCATGGCCAATTTTAAACCCAATAATTGTTGCAGGCTTATCCATTGAGCGGCAAATAATAGTCCCTATTTTTTGACCATTGCGCGATAAATGGACTTCTTTATGACTAACCTGTATATCACACTCTAACCCCCAATCCTCTGCTACTTCTTCGATTGTCGGGTAAAAAATATCTCTAATTTGTGAATAAGTAGGGGCAAAATAACCCGCAGGAATGTTAGGATGTTTAATAAAGTGTAGGCATAGATTAGCACAACCAACCCATGTTTTACCGCTCCCGAATCCCGCCACAAATGCCCTGAACTTGTTAGGCATCTTGGTAAATTCGTATTGTGGGCTATTGAGGTTAGGCATTTTTACGTGCATCGACAACGGTAATTGTTATCTCATTGTTTTTTGGTAAGTCTGTACCATTCGCGCCTGTGTGTTCGTTTTGAACCTTATCTGATAATCCTAACTCTCTTGCAATAATATTAGCGTTCAATAAATCAGCCGCTGCTCCCTCTAGCTTCTGACTATAGATAACTTTCT